GGTGTATGGGCAGGAACACAGGCCGATGCACGTAAGATGTGTGGCAAAGCCTACACCCCTGTCGATGTGCCAGTGGACAAGCCTAGCTTGTTAATGTTTCTCAATGCCAATAAGGTAGGCTCTGGTGCTATTGCCGATAGTCAAGACATTACAAGTGAAGCTACCGAACTGAACATGGGTGCTATGTCATGGATCAGGTGGAGCTACGATTGTATGCATAGAGGACAGTACGAAGATGCAAAAGAAATGCTACGCAAAGGATTGGAGTTAGCAAAAACGGAAAAGAAAAATGATGCGTAGAGTAAAAGACATTGAGTGTGAAAAGTGTGGGCATGAATTTAGTACCAGTGAGCATACTCAATGTCCACAATGTAAAGAAAAGGATAAGCCATGCAAATAACAATGGTTAGTTCATGTGAGAATTGCGGTGACATAGAGTTACTGGAATACCACGAGTGGGATCAAGGTAACGAATGTGGTTACTTGTGTGAAGCTTGTATTATACAAACAAAAGAAGAGGAGACTGACGATGGAAATAATAATTGATTGTGGAGACACAGAACTTGCAAAGGCTATAGCTGATAAATTATCTGAAGAAACAGGCGTAGCCAGAGATAAATTTAAGGAGAGTAGCGATGATGTGGATACTAGTGTGGATGCAACTCGTGACCAATCAGGGAGTTGATTACTACCAGTTGGGAACATATGGTAAGGCAGAGGACTGTCAGTTAGCACTGAAAGAAGCAGTGGTTCTAGTGAACCATAGCTCAGAGACACTGGCTTGCCTAGAGGTTGACACCAGATGATTGAAATGTTTCTCACTTGCCTTGCACTCAATGTGTACTACGAGGCACGTAGTGAGCCTATGGATGGGCAGTATGCAGTTGCCCACGTAGTGCTCAATCGTGTAGCTGATGACGCATTCCCTGACGATGCATGTAAGGTGGTCAAGCAGGGATACCACAAGGGCAAGCATAGATGCCAGTTCTCGTGGTACTGTGACGGTAAGTCAGACAAACCCAAAGACAACATGTCTTGGATAGTTGCACAAGTGGTGGCCTACAACACATTGTATGGTCATCACAAAGACAATACACATGGTGCTACACACTACCATGCTACCTACGTAAGTCCGTGGTGGCGCAAGCACTATGACAAAACTGTGGCTCATGGGTCACACATCTTCTACAAATGATTGTAGGGGGTTTACATTACTACATAACTATGGCAAAGTTGCCACATAACCAACTGAAAAGGAGTATTTTATATGCCATTCGACATTAACAACACATTCGACATTCCAACAAAGCTAGACTTTGGTGTGGAGTTTGAACCTACAAAGGTAAACGACAAGAAGTACGTCATCAATGGTGACACTGGTGAGTACATAGGTATCGTGGGTAAAGGTTTTACCTGTGCCTCTCATGGTGACTTTTATCGTGGAGTGTACGATACAATCACAGAGAACCTGTTGCCATCAGAGCTAGAGAACGCAAAGTATACATGGCGGTCTGCTCGTGACAATGCATGGTCTATGCTAGACATCACGCTACCTGACATGAAGGTAGAGATCAATACAGACAAGCACACAACTACGCTTGGCAATCGTATCATATCATTGCATGGTGTTGATGGTTCATGTAGCAATCAAGCATTCTTTGGTGCGATTGATTTCTTCTGTACCAATGGGTCAATCACTGGTGAGTATGACAAGGTTCGTAAGAAGAACACTTCTAACTTTACACTGGAAGGTTTTATCTATGAGCTAAGACGTGCAAGGACAGACTTCTATGAACAGACTGCAAAGATGCAGGTGTGGGCTGAGACTGACCTCAAGTATGTGAACGTACAGTCATTGTTAGAAGAGATGATTAAATCAAAGCGTAAATCTGAGAAGATGTACGAGTTGTATTGCCAAGAGGCATCTCAACGAGGCCACAATAAGTGGGCGTTGTACTCTGCCTTTACCAACTATGCATCCTATGCTGATGAGCGTAATGGGTTCAGCCTACGTAACACTGGTAACGACACACAGGCTATCAGCATGTTCAGTCGTGAACAGGAAGTGAGCAAGTGGATATGTGACAAAAAATTCACTACCTTGGGTTCATGGGGTAATTCTCACGAAGCAATGGAAGTTGCTTAATGCAGACGCTACCACGTTATGTACAACAGAGAGTGTCACCTTCGGGTGACATTTCTTTTCGTTTCAATCCACCACAGATGCTTGTAGATGAGGGCGTGGTGGAACGTGAGGAACTGGGTACTGATACCAAAGAGGTACGCAAACAAGCAAAGGAGTTAAACAAACAGATAGATGATTGGCGTGAAGAACGTGCAAGAGTTGTAGGACTAAAGCCAAGCAGCAGGGTTACTGACCTGATAAACTTTTACTATCAATCCAATGATTTCAATATGTTACGTGACACAACTAAAGTAGATTACAGATACTTTTTGACTGTCGTACACCAGACTATCGGGTGTCGTAAGTACAAAGACGTAACGTCCAAGATAGCCAAGGCCGCATATGAAGAGTGGGTCAAGCGTGGCATTAGCTTTGCTAACCATGCGGCTACCTGTGCAAGCAGAGTGTACAACTATGCCATACAGATGGAACATGCAGAGCAGAATCCGTTTGGTAAGATCAAGCGTAAGACTGCCAAGCAACGTAAAATGGTGTGGTCACATGGTGAGGTAAACAAATTTCTTGACGTAGCATATAGCGATTTTGACTACAGAAATGTCGGTTTGATTATACACATGGCATACGAGTGGTGTCAGCGTCTGGGTGACATGCGTAACCTACGGTGGGATAACCTTGACTTGGACAAACAACAGCTTACATTAGAGCAGAGTAAGCGTAGGGCTGATGTGTTTCTACCTATCACCGATAACCTGACTGCCATGCTCAAAGAACAGAAGTCTGACTTTGGCTTTCAGCCTTGGGTAGTGCCACATCCAATGCCTGTAAAGGGCGAGTACAAACCATACGCAATGGAGAGACTGTCCAAGGTTGGACGGAAGATCATGCGACTAGCAAAGCTACCAGAAGAGCTACGGCTCATGGACATACGGAGAACTGGGATAACACAGATGATAGACAAGGGAGTGCCACTGCCACAAATCATGGCTGTGTCTGGACATACTCACGTGTCCTCTGTGAAGCCATATCACAAGCATACTTACGAAAGTGCAAGTAGTGCCTTGACACGTAGAGACATTAGTGTACAATCGACTGTAAGGAGTAACATTGAAAGTGATACATTATGAGTGTAAATAATATTATAAATGATATAACACTTACAAATGGAGAAACTAAACGTATGGATTGTCCTGAGTGTGGTGGGCGCAAGACCTTTACCATCACAAACAATCTGGGTTCTCTTGTATGGAACTGCTACAAAGCAGGGTGTCACATATCTGGTGGCAAGCGTGTACATCTTACAGCAGATGATATACGTAAGTCACTAGGTAGTGTTGCAGAAGAGACACACTCTGTAACTTTCGACAAACCAGAGTGGATTGTGAAAGATGACGATGCCATTGCAGGGTTCTGTGACTTCTGGAAACTAGACCCCAAGGTATTGGGGCTGTTGTATGACGTGAAGGAACATCGTGTGGTGTTCCCTATAATGCAAGGAAGTACAATGGTAGATGCCACTGGTAGATCGCTAGGTAAGCGGATACCCAAGTGGAAAAGATATGGAAAAAGCAGCTTGCCTTATGTCTTTGGACATGGTAAAACTGCTATAGTTGTTGAGGACTGTGTGAGTGCCGCCATCGTAGGTACTGATGGATTTGTCGGGGTCGCAGTGTTGGGTACATCATTATCCGATGGGCACAAAAGGTACGTATCACAGTTCTCAACAGCAGTTGTAGCTCTTGACCCTGACGCACTGCCCAAGACGCTACAGTTTGCAAAAGAATTACGAGGGCATGTGGCAAACGTGATAGTGCTACGCCTGACAGATGACCTAAAATACAGAAACCAAACCGACTTAGATAAACTAACAACACTAGGAGATACACAATGGAAATATCATTAGTACGTAGCTTGATGGACAAGGAGTTCTATGACGAGCATCGTGGTGCTAAATGCCCAGACAGATTGTTCAGCCAAGATGTACGTAAGATTAAACAGGCAGTAGACATTGCGATGGATCGCTACTCACGCACAGTTACACCTGACGAGATAGAGGCATTGTTTATGGCAAACAATCCGACATTGACTACTGCACAGAAACAAGCATACAGTCACCTGTTTCACAAGGTAAAGAAAGAAACACCAATGGGTAGTGACGTGGCACAAGAAGTGTTGTCCAAGTTATTCCAACAAGTGGTGGGTGAGGACATTGCAAATCTTGGCTTTGATTATGTCAATGGCAGTAAGTCTAGCCTCGAACCATTACGTAATATGCTTGAACAATATGGCGATGACTTCACACCTAACCTCAATGTACAGTGGGAAGACATAAGCCTAGATACTATCCTGTCGATGACAGATTTGGAGTCACAATGGACGTTTAACATTCCTACCCTGACACGCAAGGTAGAGGGCGTCAATGCAGGGCATTTGATTGAGGTAGGGGCGAGGCCGAACACAGGTAAGACCTCATTCCACGCCTCTCTGGTGGCCTCTCCGCAAGGGTTTGCTTGGCAAGGTGCTAAGTGTATCATTTTATGTAACGAAGAAGGCTATCACAGGGTGGCTCACAGGTACATTACAGCCGCTACAGGCATGGACAAGTTCGAGATAAGTAAGAACAAGCACAGGGCTATGGAAGTGTTCGATCAGATACGTAAGAACGTCATGTTCAAGGATGCGACAGGGCGTGACATGAACTGGGTTGAGTCCGTATGTAAGTCATACAAGCCTGACATTGTGATACTGGACATGGGTGACAAGTTTGCCAAGATGGGTGGGTTTGCACGTCCTGACGAGGCACTCAAAGCCAATGCAATACATGCCAGACAGATAGCCAAGCAACATGAATGTGCTATCTTTTACATGTCTCAGCTATCAGCAGAGGCAGAGGGCAAGGTTGTACTAAACCAAGCCATGATGGAAGGATCACGTACAGGTAAGGCAGCAGAAGCTGACCTGATGATTATGATTTCTAAGAACCCTACAGTTGAAGGGCAAGAGGAAGAGGACAACCAACGACACATCAATGTCGTAAAGAACAAGTTGTCTGGTTGGCATGGTATTGTTCATACTGATCTTGAGTACAAGATTGCGAGGTACATTGCATGAACTGGTTGATACTTGTTACCTTAACTATGGGTGATCCATTCCTTATACCATACAAAACATTTGAGTATGAGAATGCATGTGTTGAGTACGTCAACGATGTTGACAATGCCAGTACGCTTGCCATAGAAGTAATTGCGGTAGCAGGTTTCAATGACCCAGTTACAAGTATTATTTGTGTAGCTGAGTATGAACTACAGAGAAGGAGAGAAGGGTGAAGACAATGAAACTAGCAATAACTATTGATGTTGATGGTGATATTATGTATGTGCCAGAGAATACACATGGGTTTGTAAACTTCCCCAAGCCCAAGTTGTTTGACAACATAAAGGACGCAGAGGAAGAGCGTAGTAAATGGAACACAGGTGTAATCATAGACTACGAGACAGGTCTAGCAGTGCCAGTGATTAAATCATTTGATGATGATGAACGTAGAAGAGCAAAAGAACGAAAGGAAATAAACAATGGTGAGTAAAACACTTATAGAAGAAGTGGAATTGATTTGTGCAATGGAACGGCACAAGTTATCTTTGAAAGAAGCCCTACAAGCTATGGCTGAATTTGCTAACAAGAAAGAGTTTGAGAAATCGCTTGACGATTATTACTCAAATGAGTTAGTAGTAGATGCAACACAAGAAACAATAACCCCTGACTATTAGGAGACAACATGAAACTGACCCTTGACGTAGAGAACACAGTGACAAAACGAAACGGCAAGCTACACCTTGACCCTTTCGAACCAATGAATACATTAGTTATGGTGGGTATGCTAGATGATCTTGGTAACGAAGACCTTGTAACATTCGATCACGCAGAGCAAGAACCCACTACAGAGGGGAGAGCCATCGTTCAACTTAAACTGGACGAGGCTTCCCTTCTTATTATGCACAATGCCGCACACGATTTAGTGTGGTTATGGGAGTCAGGCTTTACCTATGAAGGTGAAATCTTTGACACCATGCTAGGTGAGTACATCTTACAACGTGGACAGAAAGAACCACTGTCACTTGAAGCATGTGCAGAACGGTATGAGCTAGACACAAAGAAGCAGGACACAATGAAAGAGTGGCTCAAGGCAGGTAAGTCTGTACGTGATATGAATTGGTTTGATTTATGTGACTATCTATCGGATGACCTACATGCTACACAAGAGTTGTACAACCACATTGACACAAAGCTACGTGTGTACGAGGAACACAAGCCATTGTATGATACAGTAAAGCTGACTAACCAACTGGCTGTACATCTAGCCAAGATATACCAACGTGGATTTGCAGTTGACCTTGATGAACTAGAGAATGTGCATAAGGAGTTTGAGCAGGAGCGTGGACAACTTATACAGGAGCTAGAGGAACAGGTACGTGATCTGATGGGTGATCGCCCAATCAATCTGGCAAGCACAGAGCAATTGTCTTGGGTTGTGTACAGTCGTAAGCCAAAGGACAAGAAGTTCTGGGCAGAGCTATTTGATGAACGTATGTCTGATCAAGATTATAAGTATCAAGTACGTAACAGCAGTGATGTGTTATACAAACAAAAGGCCAAGCAGTGTAGTTCTTGCTATGGTACTGGTCAGATACGTAAGACAAAGAAAGATGGTACACCGTTTGCACGTACTAACAAATGTCCTGACTGTGAAGCTACAGGTTTTACTTATACAAATACAAATGCCGTTGCAGGTTTGAAGTTTGCTGCACCTACAGCTAAGTGGGTGAGCCACAGTGGTTTCTCCACTAGCAAAGACAACCTTGTGTTTCTCGAAGGTATTGCACGTAGTAAGGGCATGACTGAGGCTGAGACATTCCTCAAGCGTGTGCGTAGGCTGAGTGCCGTAGAGACTTACCTGAGTAGCTTTGTTGAAGGTATATCCACACATACCAAACTAGATGGTAAGCTACATGTACGGCTACTACAGCACCGCACAGGTACAGGTAGACTGTCAGGGGCTGACCCAAACATGCAGAACATGCCACGTGGTGGTACGTTTCCAGTGAAGCGTGTGTTTAAGTCACGATGGAAAGGTGGTCAGATCATGGAAGCTGACTTTGCACAGTTAGAGTTTCGGGTAGCCGCATTCCTGTCACAAGATAAGACTGCCATTGATGAGGTGACTACTGGCTTTGATGTACATAGTTATACAGCTAAAGTTATCTCTGATGCAGGGCAACCTATCTCACGTCAGGATGCTAAGTCACATACCTTTGCACCTTTGTATGGGGCAAGTGGGTTTGGACGTACACAAGCAGAGGCTGCATACTACAAGCAGTTCACAAAGAAATACAGTGGCATAGGCAAGTGGCATGAGGCTCTCGCCAAAGAAGCACTGTATACTGGCAAGATACGTACACCATCTGGGCGTGAGTTCGCATTCCCTGATGTACAACGTAGACGCTTTGGTGGTGTGACATATTTCACACAGATAAAAAATTATCCTGTCCAATCGTTTGCCACTGCTGACATTGTACCTATATCTCTGATATACATAGATAAGCTAATGGGTGTAAATCAGATGTGGTCTTGTATTGTAAACACAGTACACGACAGTATCGTGATTGATGTTCATCCAGATGAAACAGAAAAGGTACTAAAGGTAATAGAAAGAACTAATGAGATGCTAACATCGTTGGTAAATAAGAAGTGGAATATTGATTTCAATGTACCATTATTATTAGAAGCTAAAATTGGTGACAATTGGCTTGACACAAAAGACGTTGCATGATAAAACTATAAATTCGTAAAGTAGAAAAGGAGACTATATATGAATCAAGTCGCAATAAATACAAACTTCTCAGACATGGCAAAGCTCATGGGTATGTCGGTAGACAATCAGCAGACAGAGAAAGCATCTACGCTTGCTCGACTGCGTATATCACATGCACCTATCATGGGTGAGGCTGAAGTAAACGGCAAGACCAAGAAGGTTGAAGTCGTTGAGGGTGGTACATATAGGTTGGAGATACCTGATGGTCCAACTTACTATGCATCTAAGGCGGTCATTCGCCCATTCGTACAAAGGTTTATGTACAAGCGTTTCGTGAAAGGTAACGACAATATACCTAACCGATACATCAAGACTGTTATGGCTGACAACTTGAACATTGACCTCAAGGACAATGACGGTGGATTTAACTGTGGCAAACCTGCAGGATACATACAGGACTTCAAGGCACTGCCTGAGTCTATGCAGGAGTTGATCAAACAGATCAAGCGAGTACGTGTAGTATTCGGCACAGTCGAATTGATTGACCCTGTGGATATGGCAGGTAAGCCTGTTGATCTATCCTCTACACCATTTATCTGGGAAGTAGAGAACCGTGATGCATTCAAGTCTATTGGTACAATCTTTACCAAGCTAGGCAAGATGCGTAGGCTACCACCGCAACATACGTTTACTGCTACTACAGCAGAGCAGTCGTTGCCAAACGGTAACAGCTTCTATCTACCAGAGACTGCACTAGACTTGCAGACTACACTGGAGTTGGATGATGACACTCAGGAAACACTAGGTAACTTCCTAGCATGGGTGACAAACTACAACGAGTATATCTCTAACGCTTGGGATGAAAATGCTCACAAACATGAGGCTGTAGACAAGGAAGGTGTTGAAGAGTTCATCGACATTAATGAAGAGGACTTTGCATAATGCACCACCCTGCTGAACTGAAACTGCACCAGTTTATGTCTGATGCTGTAAAGGGGAAGACTACCTTCTCTGAAGAAACAGCTAAGAAGATTGGTGCAGAGGTGGCTGATGCAGTTATACGTCAGTTTGGTAGTGGCAAGTCTCGTGAAGATTTCAGGTTACGGATGTCCAACATTGGGCGTCCTACCTGCCAACTGTGGTTTGAAAAGAATAAACCTGAGACTGCGTTACCGAAGCCTACTACATTCGTTATGAACATGATGTTAGGAGATATAGTTGAAGCTGTTTTTAAAGGTCTGCTTACGGAGTCTGGTGTGGATTTTGATGACACTGATAAAGTTACTCTTAAAGTGGGAGATTCTAATGATACTAGGGTTTCTGGTAGTTATGATCTTGTAATGGGTGGTGCTGTAGATGACATAAAGTCTGCATCTGATTGGTCATATAAGAATAAGTTCGAGTCATATGACACATTGAAAAAGAGTGATCCATTTGGGTACGTAGGTCAGCTTGCAGGTTATGCACAGGCATCTGACAAACGTGCAGGTGGATGGTGGGTTGTAAATAAAGCCAATGGTAGCTTTAAATATGTACCTGCTGCTATTGACATGCGGAAAGAACTTACTAAATTAAAAGAGACAGTTGAAAAAGTTAACGAGAATAAGTTTGAACGTTGCTTTGAAGCTGTTCCTGAGACTTACAGAGGTAAGCCCAGTGGCAACATGGTACTAAATGATAATTGCAGGTTCTGTGACTATCGTTTTGAGTGTTGGCCTAATATGCAAGAGCTACCGTCCAAGGTATCACAAGCACGTGAGCCTAAGACTGTAGCCTATGTTGAATTACAGGAGTAATAACATGCTAGGTGATGATGAAATAAAAGAAATGCACGAAAGTATTCGTGAAATGGAAGCAGAGCTTAAAGAAAAAAAGAAAGCACTGCGAGATGCTAAGTATGCAGGTCTACGTGCAGCAATGCAAGCAAGACAGGAAGCAGATGCTGCTGTTAGACAAGAACTAAAAGACTTAGGTCTTCAAACAAATCCATTTGCACTTTCTATGTATTCTCACTGGAGAATCTAGTGTACGGAAAGCAGTTTCAGGCAGCATTAAAGTATGGCTACAGGAGTGGGCTAGAGATAAAGGTAAAAGATTATCTTGTAGAACACAACGTGCCTATCAAGTACGAAGCTCTCAAGATAGAGTGGGAAGATTTGATGTATCGCACATACACCCCAGACTTTGTGCTGCCAAACGGCATTATCATAGAAACCAAAGGACGCTTCACATCAGATGACCGTAGGAAACACACGCTCATTAAGAAGCAACACCCCAAGCTAGACATACGGTTTGTGTTCGAGAGTTCCAAACGTAAGTTAAGCAAAGGGGCAAAGACAACCTACAGTCTCTGGTGTGAACGCAATAAGTTTCTGTATGCAGACAGAGTTGTACCATTAGAATGGTTAAAAGAAAAAGGAAAAGATAATCATCCAGACCTGATTGCTTTCCCACTAAAAAAGATAGAAAGGAAGTAGCATGAAAGGTGAAGACAGAATATTTGTAGACTTCGAACCAAATGATTTCGTTATACGAGTAACACCTGTACTGGATGAACATGATAGATGGACAGGAGATATGAAGGTTGGTTATTTAACTCTTGATGAAAACTATCTGAGCAAAGAAGATTACCAACACGTAGACTTATTAACTAACTTGATGTTAGCTTCAGTTCCACTCATGGAAGAGGATATTAAATTTAGAAATACCCTTTACAAGTTCCATGAAAATATGTTAAGAATACAGGACAAACCGAAGGTAAGTCACACAGAAGACAACGTAGTACATTTAGATTTTGGCAACAAAGAACAGGAGACATAATGGCAGACAATGTAAACAAACCCCCACACTATAATCAATCTGGCATTGAATGCATTGATGCCATACAAGCAGCGACAGGTGATGGGTACGAGTATTACCTACAGGGTAACATACTAAAGTACTTGTGGCGTTACCGATACAAAAACGGCATTGAGGATTTAAGAAAAGCTCAATGGTATTTGAATAAACTAATAGAGGTAAGCGATGCAGATCAAAGTATTCTTGACTTTACAAGTAAACGAAGATGAGTACCCAGTTCCTGTCGATGGTCAATTAAAAGAAGAGGTAAATGAAACTCTAAGAGAATTTATCTACGACATAGATGGAATGATGATTAAAACAATTAACATATTAACGGAGTAAACAATGAGTAATTATTTACCGACTGACTATCAGTCATTTATACATAAATCACGTTATGCAAAATACTTCGATGGTAAAGGACGTGAGAGTTGGGGAGAAACTGTAGAACGATACATGGATAATGTAGTTCGTAAGGTTGCAGGTAATGATAGTTATATAGATAACATACGTGATGCAATCCTTGGCTTGGAGATTATGCCAAGCATGAGAGCCATGATGACTAGTGGACCTGCATTAGACAGGGATAATACAGCAGGGTACAATTGTTCGTACTTACCTGTTGACGATCCTAAATCTTTTGACGAGGCTATGTTCATCTTGCTCTGTGGTACTGGTGTCGGGTTCAGTGTGGAAAGACAGTTCGTCCAGAAACTTCCTGAAATTCCTGAACTGTTCATCAGTGACACTACTATCGTTGTCAAAGACAGTAAAGAGGGGTGGGCGAAAGCGTTCAGACAATTGTTAGCACTCCTATGGGCAGGTGAGATTCCCAAGTGGGATGTCTCAGAGGTACGTCCTGCAGGTGCAAGACTAAAGACATTCGGTGGACGTGCTAGTGGACCTGCTCCATTGATTGAACTATTTAATTTCTCAGTTCAGACATTTAAAAATGCACAAGGCCGTAGGCTAACGTCTATGGAATGCCATGATTTAATGTGTTTTATTGGACAGATAGTAGTTGTAGGTGGTGTACGTAG